GGTATTCCTTACTGCCCGCCCCGTACCCCGACAGACCGTGAAGCTTTGGAAAGAATTAAGAAGTTTTGTTATGAGCAAATTTACAGAGCAATAGACGAGGATTATTCTATAATCTTGCTGAATAACACACCCTTGACTTTGGAAGTGTTAGAAGAACTTAGAAATAAACCTGATAAACCCAACGCTTCTGATTGGTTAATCCTTTCCTTCTTTCACGACCTCGATGTACTTGTAGATAATAAGGTTCCGGTTACAGATACAGAATTTTTAGACCCCCTAATAATACTCCGTGAAAACCGTAAAGAATATGACAGTTTTGAAAACTATCCATTCGTACAAAAAGTTAATATCCCTCACGGCTTCCAAATAACAGCGGAGTATTTACAAACCTTGTTTGATAAAGAGTAAGAGGGGGGAAGTCTCCCCCCACGCTCCAGCCCTGCGGTCTTCCGCTACCCCCCTCTGCGGGGACACCCCGCAACGCCCCAAGTATGGAAAAAAATTGCTATCGCAATTTTTCATTTAATTTCAGTTTGTGAAAGGTTAATTGCCAACGACAGGCGGGTAATTTGTTTGCAGATGTTGGTGTGAGCGTACCCCCGTGCAGGGCGAGGGGGTACTACAGCCCACACCAACATACAAATTACCCGCCAGCCTTCGGTCGGTTTTTGTTAAAGGGCGCAATTTCATATCTATATTAAACCTTCTTGTTTATTGTTGTTACTAATAATCTTGTCCGAAAGCCCTTTTTCTTTCCATGCAAGATTAGACAGTTTACATATTCTGTCATTAGTGGGGAAAGGGTAAGTAAGCGAAGGGGTAGTATGCAAGCAGCCAGCAACCTACAAGAGCCGCCCGCCCCGCCATCGTGTAAGAAGTTACGCCGGAGTTTTCCGCCAGTGCTGCCTTTATTCGCTATGTCCGGCTATGAATTTTATTTTTAGTGTTAGGTTATTACACATAACAAATCATTGCTTTATGTTTCTTGTAATAATAAAAATATGTTATACGCCATACAAAAAAATAAAAATATTTTCTTTTTTTCTTGACATTGTTTTATATTTCTTGTAAAATGTAATTACACATTTCAGCAGGGTAAAAAAACCTTGCCCCACTTGGCCGTATGGCTGGGCTTATTGCAGGCACAATTCAAAGCACATTTTTTTTAGCCTTTTATTTTTTGTGGGTTTTGTGTGTCCATGTTTTATCAGGTTTATTCTAGTTTCAAGTTTTCAGGTAGTAAGCCGCAGTTAGTCAGTATTTCTTTTCACAGCACAAATGAATATTTTCCTTTCCTTGTTGGCTCTATTACTTCCATGCTTTCACATTCTCGCTATTTTCACACCCAAAAAGAAGCAAATCACTACATAGACTACCTTTACTCACACTATCCAAACTACGCCGCCCCCCGGCCTGTTTTGGACGCTCTACAGTTTCGCTTGTTTTAGTTTCACTCCCTCCGGTCTTGGCTATCGGAGTATCAAAGTTTAGGAGGTATACAATGTATACGCCTCAATTTTCAGACATGGCTTCAATTTCCGTCAAGCGTTTTTCCTTAGCTATAGGAAAAAGAATGACAGAGACCGTAGAACTAATGGTAAAATTATTACCCACTATTGTTAACCCAACAAAAATTTGTCAGTCCTGTCAGGTTAAAGATAAAGGAAAATACATAAACAAATATAAAGAAAAATGCAATCAATGTATTTTTTCTAAACAAGTAAACCCGGACGACTTAGCCGCACTGGAAGCGGTCATATAGCAACAACCCGCCCCGGTCTTGTGCCGGGGAAATAACTTTTAAGGAGTATAAACCATGAATTTTTTTGAACATTGCCAATCAGTAGAACAGGCAAAAAAACGATACAGGGAATTGTTAATGCAATACCACCCCGACCACGCAGGGGAAGAAGGGGAAGCAATAACAAAAGAAATCATAAACCAGTTTAACGCTTTCTTAAAAAGTTTTATGTCCCATTCTTTCAATTCCTATTATGAGGATAAAGACTGGAAACCCGCCGCAGACGCAGTTACACCCTTTCAGGACATTTTAGAAAAAATTATAAATCTGGAATGTGAAATAGAAATCATAGGTTATTGGATTTATTGTTTCAATTCCTATGAAGTAAGGGAAAAACTACGGGAACTCGGTTTTTGGTTTACCAAAAAACACAAAGCTTGGGTTTATTCAGGCAAGGCAAAAAAGAACATCACCAGCAGAGAAACCTTGGAAGAAATCAGAGCCAGTAAAGGAAGCCAGAAGGTCAGCAAAGAAGAAAAGGATAGAGAAAATTATCCGCTAAAAGTAGCAGTTTAATTTCTACGCCCTGCCCGTATGGGTGGGGTTATATAAACTCAAGGGGAACAATATGAACGGTTTTTGTATTGTTATTGATCCGGTTGAAGGTATAACAATGACCAAATCAAAGGATAATGTTGAGCAAGTCAAAAAAAGTGAAAATTGCTCAATTCAGGAAGTAAAAAGACTTTTCACTGATTTTTACAATCAGGAGGAAGAAGGAACACACGGAAAATCTAAGCAAACTAGGAGTAAGCAATGAATTCAGTTGACGACATTTATAAAATTAATGGTTTTGCCAATCGAACCGAATATTTGCAAAACCTGTCTTGTGAATATGATGTACAGCTATCTGTAGTAAAAATGATTGCAGATATGCTCGGTCGCAATGAAGATTTTGACGGACTTGTAACAGCATTACAAGACTATCAATAAAAAATAAATTGAATTCCCTCAGCCTACGCTGGGGGAAATTTTCATATCAAGGAGAAAAAAATGGAAGAATTGAAAACAATACCGCCGGCAGTAGCCGCCCTTATTCCAAAGGAGCAACTTCAAATGACCAAAGAAAACCTGAAAGAATTTTCAGATGCAATTTTACACCTAAAATCGCAACTTGAAAAATGTCCTAAAATCAGGGAAACAGACAACGGAAAAGAACACCCCGCCATATTTCATTATTTTGATTGTGGAGGAACGGACATATACATCAGCGAATTTGACCGCAAAGATTATATGTTCGGCTATGCCATACTCAATGGAGATTTACGATTTTCCGAATGGGGATATTTTGACTTGACCGACTTGGTAAAAATTCCACAATACAACATTGACTATCATTTTGAAGAACAAACAGTAGAAGCCGCCCTATATACTGCTTATCCCCACCACTTCAAAAAACCCAAATCACTTGAACCAGCCAAAAACGACCAATTACCGGACATTTACAGGAATTTTCCCTATCAATACATGAAAGGCAGTTTAGGTACAGTATTACGAAAAAACCTAGATGAAGTCTATCTGTACGGTGATGATGAAACAAAGTTTTTTCAGGATTGCAACAGAGCTAAACAGCACAGCCGCAGTTTGGCAGATGTAATCGAGGAATACTTTATCAACTAACAGAAACCGCCCCCGCTTGAGCGGGGGAAATATCTTTTAAGGAGATAAAAAATGACTGAAAGAAAAATGTGTGAACAATGGGATTTTGTCGATAATGCTATTTTTGATTTAATCCAAACCTTGAACCCGAAAGACACAGAGATTGAATGGGATATAGAACCCATAAGCGAAATTCGGCAGATACTTATTGATTTATATGTCGAGAAATTACAACTTTGTACCGAATATGAATTTTATCCGTATGAGGAAATACCCTTACAAACGGAATAATAAAAAAGCCGTCAGGTGAGATCCGCCGGACGGCTGAATTCACATACCATAGTAAAAAATCCTTCCCTGATGATTTCAAATATCGCTTGCCTATAGGCTGATGAAAAAGCCGCCCGGTCGGGAGGGACCGAGCGGCAAGACAGAAAATGCCCCAATGGGAGGGCATTGGGGTATTTTTTAAGGTGTGGCGGCTTTAGTTTTCAATACCACCATGTTATTTTTCGGGCGGGTTACGAGAAAGCCATCCCTCTTGCGGAAGCGGAGAAACAGTTCGCCGTATTCAAGGCTCTCTGTCGTTGCGTCAAATTTCTTGAGTTCGATACCCCGCCTGTTGCCGTGCTGAATTCTTTTGGGGTTCATAAAAATTGCAAAAATTTCATTCGCCCCGATGTCAGCAATTTGCGGGAGGATATTTACTTCGTGATAGGGGTACAAGTCCAACCGCCCCGGCATTGCCTCTGTTGGCCGCCGCCAAATCGGACGGCCTGTAGTGTCCTCGATGTTTGCAATGTGATTAAGTACCGTCTCATTCAAAAACCAAGAGCAATCTTTGCGTTCCTCCGCTGGTACTTTGTAAACCGCATCACGGAAATCCTTCCAAGTTAAATCATTGATGGAATTTCCCTTGATTGAAACTTCGGTTACATCGGGGGAAGCCATAGCCCCAGTGAACGGATCATCATCGGCTAACAGGCATTGACGGTCAAATTCTTGTCCGTAGGTTTCAAGGAATTCATCAATGAACATTGCCCCAAGGTCGATGAAAACATCTTCCTCGAATTCGTCATACCACGGAATATAGCCAGCCAGAGTGTAGGCTTTCAGTTCGACACGCTCCGCACCTTTGGGCTTGCTCCCCTCGATTTTCTGCCCGTAGGCGGTGAGCCAGTTCAACTGAACGCCACCCCTGTCCCTTGTGGGGAGGAAGATTGAGGGGCCGGACATAGGCCGATGACGGACAAGTTTCATCATCACGCTTTTTTTTGCGGCTTCGGTCATTATCTCCGTTTCATAAATCGGATTGATAAGGTACTGGTCATTGGTGGTCATGTTTCCCATCGGTTCACCGAGAGCCGCTTTTGAGGCTGTCCAGCCTTTTTCGCCCCATGATACATCTTTCGGGTTTGTCCAATTTTCAGTCCGAGGGTTAGGGGTAAAAGCCAATTCCCCCAGGGCTTTTTGATTGCCGGTACAGGCAGCCGCAATTCCCCTACCGAGATTGTAAAGCAATTCACGTTGCGACATTTCACGGGGGCTTGAAGCCTGTGCCTTAATATCGTCCCGCAATGCCTTGACGGTATTTTTCAGGGCTTCCACTTCGGCGGTTTCCTGTGTTGAAACTGTCTCCAGTGTTTTGACAATCCCCTCTAAAATCCCTTCTTTTTCCTGAAAATACGCCGTTGCGGTTTCGGTATTCGTGAACCCTGTCAACTCGATTTTCTTCATGTCCGCTACCTTTTGTTTGATAGCCTTTAACAGTTCGTCCATAGATTGTTCTCCTTAAAAATTATTGATTAACCCGCCCCAAAAATGAGGCTGGACTAATTCCTGTGATTTCTCCGTTTCGGCGGCTTCGATGGACTTAGCCAAAGCGAAAGGGTTAGCGGGAACATTGCAAATGCTGAATTCTAAAAGTTCCTGTTTGCGAAAAATTAAAGATGTTCCGTCCCTGCTATCCTCTTTAGAGGGGATTTCAATTTCCATCACACGGAAGCCGACAGAACCCGCCCTGATAACTCCCGCCTTTACCCTCTGCCCGATAGACCAGCCGAAAGCGTCATATTCTTTTGAATTGAAGTACACAAGACCGTGAAGCCCGTCATCATCAATGGTAAGCCCCTCGATTTTTCCGATTGCCGGAATATCGTAACGGTGTGCCCATTCGACAACTGGATTATTGACAAACCGCTTGAAGTCCCACCCTTGCGGGTCTATTCGCTCCCCAAAACGGTCAAGGTCATACGTTGAAAGCGTCCAGGGCAGCCCCTTTTCGGTTTCACTGTCTGCCGTTAGGTGAAACGGTACGGACGCTATCAGTTCCACTTCACCCGCAACTTTCTGTATTCCCGCTGCTTCTTTTTTAATTCCCAAATAATCAAGCAATACAGAAGCATTGCCCGTTTTGACTTCTCCGCTTTTCGTTCTGATAATCATTCGTTGCTCCTTCCTAAAATATTTTCTTCGGGTAACGGATTAACCGTTAAGCCTCTGGGGTAAAAATACAATTCTTCAAGCCGTATTATTTCAAGGGTTAGTGCCGCACGAACAAGTTCTATAGGGTTACGGACGTTCAGAGAAGTAAAAATTGTTGTCTTATGCCTTGCAATCGTTCTCTTTGAAAGAGCCAAAACATCGCCAATCTCATTGTCCTTAAAGCCGCTACAGATAAGACGCATTACTTCCAAATGGCGGTCTGTTATTCTTCCCGCTGGATCAGGTTTTTCCCGCCTTAACTCAATTCTTTTCTCCACACCTGGGGATACCCACTTACGGCCTTTTGCGACTTCATCAAGACCTTTATAAAATTGGTCAACGCCGTCAAAAGAAGTAATGTAAGAATTGATACCGTTCAAGATGAAGTACATCGCAATATCATCGGGATACTCGCCTAACACAACCGCCGCCATTTTGGGTTTAGGAAATTTTTCATGTAACTCCCCCATAAGGAACGGAGTACAACTATGATAAAATCTTGCACTCATCATAATCAGTTCCGGCTTCAATTCCCGAATTTGCGAATATTGGGCATCTTTTTCCAACGATGACACCGTTACATCACGGAAGCCCAAAGCCTCAAACCTTTTCTTGTAGTGGGCATGGTTTAATACCGCCCTTGTAAAAAATAAAGTCCCTCCCATCGTTATTCCCCCTCCCCATTGCCGGCATCGCAATCATTAGTTGCAATTATATTTTTTGGTCTATACCATACGTCTCCCCACGGTTTAGGTTCTTTGCCACGTTCTTTCAAAACGTCATTTATGGTTTTCAATCCGGCGTTAATTTCCGCAATATCTCTTTTACTTTGTGCGTCCTCGCTCTCCTGCAATTCGGGAATGTCCCACAGGTCAAAGACACCACGCTCTTTAATGCCGAGACGGATAAAAAATTGAGTTTCAAGTATTTGTTCAAATTGCCGCAGAATGGGAATGAGTGTGTACTTCCAAAACGCCGAGTGTTGCTCTCCAGTGTCCTTGCCGGAAAGGGCGGTAGACTTATCGCTTATGTTGGCAACCCTGGGCGGTATACCGTACTTTGCAAGTATCGTGTATAAGTTCCAGCGTTTCAGTTCAAAAAGTTTTATGACATCAGGGCTGAATGTAACAGGCTTAAACTCCGTACCCTTGCCGAGTACCGCAATTTTCCTTCCCGCCTTGACAGCACCGTATTTGCTTTCCCACCGCCTTTCAAGTTGGTCTGCTTCCTCCGGCCTTAATGTCTGGTCTGTTTTCAAAATGCCCTGGGGTATGGCGTTATTTTTCAGGAGTTGTGAATTCGCCTTATTTGCGAAATAGTCTTGTTCCAGTTCAAGGGCAAGAGCCAAAAGCGGATTTATCCCACGGACAGGGTTGTAAGGGTTAAAGTCTCGAAAGTGGATTATCTCATCGGAGAGGATAGGGATTAGTTCAGAGCCGGAATGATAGAACCATCGGCGGGGGATATGGCGAAAACCAAAATCAAAACCCCCAGACAATTCGCCTTCATGACGCATTTTCCGAGGGTCAAGTATGTATATCTCTTTGGGTAAACCGCCGCTATAGTCTGCACCGAACCACCAGAAGGCTTCACCTTCCAAGTGCCACCATGCGGCTGTCTCTTTCCAAATATCAAAACGGCTTAGAGCGGGGTTAGGTTTTCTAAATAGGTCATAAACTTGTCCATTCGTTACATCGTTCCCCTCATTTTTAATCGTAAAATCCGCACGACCAATATTGCGAATTAAAATACTAATCGCAATATTAACCCATGCGTTGAGAAAGTAAGAATTTCCAGTTTGATGTTCTATATATAAATTACTAAAAAACTCATCATTAGTCAAGTGATTTAGCGTTTTTTCTGTATTATTTTCATTAACACTTTTTACGTTAGGTGTAAATATCCGCTTGAATATATTCATGCTAATATTACTCCCTGCTGAACATCGGAAAAAATTGCATACCGCAGAGCGTCTAAAAAATGGTCATTAACCTTTACAATCTGCCCCGCTTCGTCCCTGCAATAATCCCAAATCTCCGAAAGCACCCCCGTACATTTTTCGCAGACAAAAAACTGTTTACGCTCAATTTTGGCATTGATGAAGTCGATACCACTCTCCACGCTGTTGTTTGCCTTAGTGCCGCCTGTTATTTCCTGTATGCGTTCCCCGCCAGCGGGATCGCAGTACACCGGCTGCCCCATGCCGTCAGGGTTATCAAACAAGCCCCTTGCCGTAACTTCCTCATTAAAACTCTGGGTAGTCATGTTGAACATTTCCTGTATGCGTTCCCCGCCAGCGGGATCGCAGTACACCGGCTGCCCCATGCCGTCAGGGTTATCAAACAAGCCCCTTGCCGTAACTTCCTCATTAAAACTCTGGGTAGTCATGTTGAACGCCCCATAATCGCCCAGGACGTATATCACATCGCCAGCCCACGCAATTTTTACAAATGTGATATTCAAACCAAAGTCCTGCCCTGCGGCGTATCGGTCAAACTTTTCAGGAAGTTCAGAAACCTTGACGATCATCGTTTCGTCAAACTTGTCATAGATAACGCCTTCGGCTTTTACCCAAAGACCGTCCCTAAACCTTGCTTTTTGCTTTTCGGGAAGAACATCGAGAATGTCGGAAATATAATCTTCCGGCAAGTTGTCTCTGTTATCGAGCGGGTTAAGCAACATGGATTGATACAGTTCCGCTTTTTCAAGTTTTTCGCCGGAAAGAAACTGCCGCTTCAAAACAAAAATCTTGTAAGCCCAATGCAAGGGTGAACCCGGATTGCAGTCATAATAAAACAAGTTCCGGCAGCCCTGAATTCTCATAGCCAATCGGGAATAGGCGGTAGTTACAGCGGCGTATGAAAGCTGGCTAATCTCGTTAAAATAAATCGTGTTGTATTCGTGTCCGAGTATCTTATCCGCTTGCTCTCTGTCCCCAAGTCCGCCAATCCAAATCTCCGAGCCGTTGAAAAGCGTTATCATACTTTCATGGGCTAAATAGGTGTACCCGCTTTTCCCCACGGTATTATCAAGCCACGGTAACAAGGTTTCCCGCATAACCGATGAACGGGCATCCTTCGCACGGTAACGGCAAATCAAATGACGAGAACCAGCAAACCGCAAAGCACGGTAAATTATCGCCATGACCAGTACGGTCGTTTTGCCGGAACGGGAACCGCCGAACAGCAAAATATGTTTCGCCCCGCTCTTCAAAAGGGCTAACGCTTTCCGCTGTATTTGTGTCGGCTTAAATATTACCGTAGTTCCCATTGCTCATTCCTTGCGGCATGGATGCCGCTGTTTCTAATGCTTTAGGTGGAGTTTTTACAACGTAAAAACTCCAAGCTAAAAAATCTGCATGGATGCAGATTTTTTAGCACCCCTCAAAGTCAGAGGTAAAGTTCAATTCCCCCTGTTTTGTTTCGCTCTTGCCGTTACCCGATACCAACCCCGCCGCCTCACGTTCCGCCTTGATTGCCGTCTGCACCCATTCGGTAACATTGCCCTGGGTCAGTTCCGCAGGGTTCATCAAGTCCAGTTTCTTTTCAACAAGACCGAGCATTTTCCCGGTAACAGCCCTGTGTTTTTCGCCCTGGGCTTCGATAGTTTTCCGCAGTTCCGCCTGTTTCAGTTTTTCAAGGTATTTGTCAAAATCCCCCGCACGTTCCCGCCACTTGTATTGAGCCGCCCAATTCCGCCACACATGGTATTTTTTGTTTTGCGCCGCAACATCTTTTTCCCCGCTTCTTGCAAGCGAAGTTTCCACCGCCTTGCGTATATTCCTCTCAAGCCCCAAATCCCGAAAATCGCAGAACGCCGCAAACGCCGCCCCGCTTTCCCCCTGTAGTCTCTCCCAACTTTCAAAGGGCAGACTATCGGCTTTCGCTTCCTCAATGGCCTTGTCAAAGTCCGTCATCGCCCGCCCCCGGTTTCTGCTGTTTCAACGCCATCAGCGGTTTCGGTTTCGGCAAACAAGCCGCCGCCTTCCCCTTGCGTTGCAGCCTCTTTTTCCCCACGGTTATCAACCCATTTTTCAATTTCCGAAAGGCGGAAGCGAATTACTTTTTTTATTTTGCAAAAGGGAATTTCACGGTTCAGCACCCATCGCCGGATTGTCTGTTCCGCGACTTTCAGGTAATGCGCCAATTCCTCAATGGTCAAATAGGTTTCCATACCAAAAAAATACATTCCCGCAGTCAGGTCTTAAATACGACATATGAGCAATTTTTCAGGGCAAAAAAAAACCTGCCCGAAAGGGCAGGCGCAAGCAGTAGCATAAAAACAATCAACCAAAGGTTGTTTAGGTAAGGTATTTGTCTTCGAACCATAGGTTCGCGGGTACTACGTACCCTTCGCAGACAATCAAGAAACTTTTATCATTTCGTCAGGTTCTTTTTGGTCAGGTATCTTTACCAAAGTCAAAGCGGGACGGTTGGTTTTTGTTTCACCCTGTTTTTCAGGTTCTGCCGCCAACAACGCCGCCTGCACTTCCGGCACTTCCCCGAACTCCCTCGGGTCAAAATGCGTATAGTATTCGGTCATACGCTCGGACTTATGCCCGGTAACCGCCTGTACTATCTGCACGGTCAAACCCGCCTTTTGCAATTCCGTATTCAGGAAATGCCGCCATGCGTGAAGGTGCAGACCCCGTTCCTTCGCTTCTTCTTTGCTTATACCGATTTTTCTCAAGGCTCTGTTTAGCCCGTCTCTTAAAAGCCTTCCGTACACAGGCGTTGTACCGCCGTCCAATGAAAAGATATAACCGTCACCGTTAATACCAATCAATTTTCTTAAATCGGTTATCAGCTCGGCGGTCAACGGGATATGGTGTTTTATTTTAGTCTTGGTATCGGTGTAGCCGTACTTGTAATTATACTGACCGCACAGCAGGAAATGACCGTCATAAACATATTCGCCCCTTAACCCCAATATTTCCCCGCACCGTATTCCCGTACAAGCCGCCAGTTTATTCGCCGTATAACATAACAGGTCATTCCCCCACACCTGTCTCCAATCGCCGGTAAACAAGGCTTTAAATTCTTCTCTGGTAATTATCCTGATTTTTTTCCTGTCATTTCTAAGCCTTTCAACACCGACCAGCGGATCACCCGAAATAATCTGTTTCCTTGCCGCCCACCGGATCATCGTCTGCAATGTGCCGTAATATCCGTTAATAGTTGTATGCTTGTATTTATCGGCAATCATTTTATCGAACCAGCCCTCGACCACTTCCGCTGTTATGCTCTCAAGTTTCATTTTCCCGAAATAATCAAGAAGGCAGTAATCAAGATGTTCCTGACACTTATCCGCATACGATTTTTTAAGACTGACCCTTTTCATTCGCTCTTTCAAATACGGCGATTTTTCCCAATCCCAAAAACCCTGTGCCAATTCCGCAAAAGTGCCAATGACGTTTTGATTAGGTATCAAATTTCCCGCAGCAAGTAATTTATTACAATAGTTTCGAGCCGCCGTCGAACCATCGAACCTATGGTTTGCGGTTCGCAGGCGGCGTCCTGTCCGCTATGCGGACAGGCGCGCTAACCGTTTGTTATATGTCGTACCCATTGCATTTTTACAGATCATTTAGCCCCGGCTAATCGTTTCCATACAGGTCTATCTTTCCCCAAGGTAAAAGAAGTACTGTCGATGATTATGTAAACATAATCACCGACAAAATCTTTATGTGTATCCTTGGCAGAGATAATGGATATCAAAAGTTGATTGCCATTGATTCTCCAGGTTCCCAGGGCAACATCATCATCAAAAGCCTCACCAACAGACACTTTACCGTTTCCAAACAAAAGTAAACTAACAACCCCGCCATCTATCATATAAGGGCCTGGTTGAAGTGTAACAGCAGTTGTTGTTGGGCTGCTGCCATTATTGGTGTTTTGGGTAGTAGTTAAACATCCCGTGGCAAATACTGCGAAAACCACAAGTAACGAAACAGCCATTGCATGTTTAATATTTTTCATATAATTCTCCTTATTTATGAAAAGTTTTATATTATACCTTCTGTCAAAGCAACGCCTGACGTGATTTAGAAGGTTTAAATAACTCATATCATCATCTTCCACGCGCTTGCTTGGCGCTCTCAAGCCACTGCTTGGCGTTTGTATCATTCGGGTTGATTTTGAGTACTGCTTCATAATCCATAATAGCCCGATCGTAGTCCTTTTTCATGTAATACGTATCACCACGGTGGTAATAAATATATGCTTTAGGGTTTATCCGTATCGCCTGGGTAAAGTCTGTGATTGCTTTATCGTAGTCGTATTTTCTGGAATACGCACGACCGCGATTATAGTACGCCGCCGCATAATTGGGGTTAATCCGTATCGCCTGGGTATAATCCGAAATTGATTTATCGATTTCGCCTTTGCTGGCATACGCAAGACCGCGGTTGTAATAGGCTCTATTATAATTGGGGTTAATCCGTATCGCCTGGATAAACTCTGTTATAGCTCTGTCATAGTCGCCTTTACACCAATATGCACAACCACGACTGGTATACAGAGTCGCAGAGTTGGGAGCAATTCGTATTGCCTGGGTAAACTCTGTTATAGCCTGATCATATTCGCCTTTGATAATATACTCATTACCGCGACATTCGTATGCTGACGCATAATTGGGATTAATCCGTATCGCCTGAGTATAGTCCGCAATTGCTCTGTCGGT